ATTGAGACGCGGCGCAAGATCTTCGTCGCGAGTACCCACGACATGCGCCCGCTGAGCGCCGCGACCGACGACATCGTGGCAAGCATCGACGCGCAGAACTACGCGCGCACCCACGTGGCGTACAACAGCCGCGCGGGCACGTTTTACGGCGCCGCGTGGCTCTCGGCGCTGTTGCCGTACGAGCCAGGCCAGGCCGACTGGAAGTTCAAGCAGCTCAAGGGCATCTACGCCGACAAGCTCTCCGCGACCGATTCCCAGCGCCTGACCCAGAAGGGCGGCAGCTTCTACGAGGCGATCGTCAAGGGGCGCGACATGACGGGCGCCGCAATCGGCGGCGATGGCGTGTTCCTCGATCTGACGCAGCTGTCCGACTGGTCCGTGGCGCGCATCCAGGAGGGCATCATCGGCATGCTCACGAGCTCGCCCAAGACCGCGTTCACCGACCAGGACGCGGGCAACAAGATTTGGGGCGTGCTCAAGAACGTCATCGACCAGGGCATCCAGAACGAGGCCATCGACGACGACCCCGAGACCTACAACGTCTACGTGCCCAAGCGCGCCGAGCTGTCGCCCGCGGATCGCGCCGCAAGGCGCTGGACGGGCAACAGCCTGAGCTTTCGGCCGACGGGCGCCGTGCACTCGGTCGACACCATCTACGTCTACCTGAACGTCGCGTGAGGTGCTCCGATGAAAGCTTGTAACCCCACGCGCTTCACCATCTCGCTCGGCGGCATCCTCATTCAGCGAGGCTGGGCCGATGGCGAGTACTTCACCGCCGAGCCCGAAGCCGACGGCGTGGCGAGCGTGGCAGGCACCGACGGCGAGGTGGCAGTCAGCGTCTCCTACGATGCGCGGTGGAACATCACCTTGAAGCTGCTGCAGACAAGCGACGAGAACTTCAAGTGCAGCCAGCTCTACAACCTCAAGCGCAGAGGCTACGGGGGCGTCGGGTTCTTTCCGTTTCTCGCGCGCAACGTTGACACGCACGAGTTTCTCACGGGCACCGACGCGTGCTTTGTCCGCGCGCCCACCATCAGCCAGGACCGCACCGCGACCACGCGCGAGTGGAAGATCCTCTTGACCAACGGCGACTACGGGTTTTTCCGATGAGAGAGCCGCGCGAGTTCGACATGGAGTGGGAGGGGCGCCGCTGCATCGTGCACGAGCTGAGCGCCCGCGACGCACGCTCGGTCGCCCGTCGCATCGGCAACATCCTGGGCGCCGCCATCAAGGACGGCGCCGCTGCCGGCATCGACAAGGACGTGCAGATCGCCGGCATGATGGCGGGCGGCGCCCTGCTCGAGCGCCTTGACGAGGCTACGGTCGAGTGGCTCACCCAGACGTTCGTGAAAGCCACCCAGATCGAGCGCGAGCCCGGGTCCGACGAGTGGCTGAGCCCGAAGGACGTGTCGGAGTTCGTGTTCGGCGGCTCCGACGGGCTCGCGCGCTGGCTCAAGTGGATGGCGTTCTGTCTCGACATGACGTGCAGCGATTTTTTCGCCGTCGCCTTCACCGAGTTTCAGAAGCGGATGAAGGCGACGGGGATGACGACGACGGGCAACGGAGCGGCGCCAACGACGGAGGGGGCGGCGGCGAGCTCATCCCCGAGCACCTCCAAGATGCATGGGACTTTCACCGCATAGCGACCAGCGGCAAGTACCACGACGCGCTGATGGACATGGAGACGCGCTGGTCGTTGAGGGATTTGCTCGATGCGCATGACATTCTCGACCTCTACGAGCGCTCTGAAGCGCGTGCGCACGCAAAAGAGCGCGCCGCACTCGAGCGCGCTCGTGCGGGCAGGTGAGCCATGATTGTGCGCGAGCTGGTGGCGAAGCTCGGCATCGACTTCGATGATCGCGGGGCGAGGACCGCCGACTCCAAGATCAACGCGCTCGCTGGCACGTTCGGCAAGCTTGTGAAGATGGCGGGCGCCTACGTAGGCGTCCAGACCTTCATGGGCATGGTCAACGAGGCGTCCAAGGTGGAGGAGACGCTCAACGTCGTTACGCAGACCTTTGGCGAGTCCACCGATGAGGTCTTGCGCTGGGCCAAGACGTCGGGCGAGGCGATGGGCCGCAGCGAGTACTCGATGCGCGAGTACGCAAGTGCGCTCGGCGCCGTGCTCGCCCCGACGCTCGGCAATAAGAAGGCTGCGGCCGAGATGTCGCAGACGATGGCGGGGCTCGCCGTCGACCTCGCGAGCTTCTTCAACAAGGAGGACGAGGAGACGCTCGAGCGCCTGCGGTCGGGCATGCTCGGCAGCTCCGAAGCCGTCGACCAGCTCGGCATCAACCTGCGCGTCGAGTCGCTGCAGGCGTTCGCGTCCGCGCAGGGGATCACCAAGAGCTACAAGGCCATGAGCGAGGCGGAGAAGGTGCAGCTGCGCTTCCGCAAGATCATGGCGGACACCATCGACAAGCAAGGCGACGCCGCGCGCACGGGAGGCGGCTGGGCGAACCAGACCAAGCGCCTGAGCGAGACGTTCAAGGACCTGCGCATCACGGTGGGCAACGCAGTCCTTGGGCCGTTCACGAAGGTGGTCGCCGTCATGGGGCGTGCGGCGAGCGCGTTTGGAGAGATGGTTAAGAAGTCCAACATCGTGCAGACCGCGCTCGTGGCGCTCGGCGTGGTGGCAGCTGGCTTTGCGGTGGCCTGGGCGCTTGCGAATCTGCCGCTCTTGCTCGCTGTCGCAGGCATCGCGCTGATCGTGGTCGCCGTCGAGGACCTCATCACGGGGCTTGAAGGCGGTCAGAGCGTTATCCGGGAGTTCTTTGAGGAGCTGATCGGCAAGCAGGGCTGGGCCAACGTGATGCAGGCCTGGAAGAGCGCCAAGGAAGCGCTCGGTAGGCTGCTGAGCGGCGAGGGAACAGCCGGCGAAGTGGGAGCGGCGGCAATCGGCGTTCCCGCCGCACTCACGGGCCACAGTCCCGAGAAGATGGCCGCGAAGGAACGCGAGAGCGGGATCGCGTTACAACGGACCAAAGAGGCGAACACACAAGCTGCCCTCTCGGCGGCTCCTAGCTCGCCCTGGGCGTCGTTCATGGAGATGCTTGGCAGTGACCCGGCCAAGATCCTCGCCGCGGAGCACGCGAGTGGCCTGAAGCTCGCTGAGCAGCAGAAGCTGGGCGCGCGCGGGTCCCTCGGACTTCCAGCGACCGGCGCGATCCCCGCGCCCACCATCAACATCACGGTCAAGGGCAATGCGACGCCCGACACGGTGCGCGAGATGGAGCGCACCGGCAAGCGTCTGATGGACGACGCCAACCGCAACATGCTCTACACGACGGGCGCGGGGGGCTAGATGGCGCGCTCGGTGCTCAGGTGGGACAGCGGTCTGATCGCGTTCGATGCCGTCGAGCTCGAGGCGCCGAGCCACGAGGTCGCCATCACCGAGTACCCGATCGAGCTCGGGGCAAGCCTCACCGACCACGTGCGTCAAAAGCCCGTGACGCTGCGGATGACGGCGGTCGTCACCAACAGCCCAGCGCGCGAGCACGGCCTTACCCAGATGGATGGCCTGTCGGCGAACATGAAGCTGACGGTGCACGTGCGCCAGCCGCTCCTCAACGCGCCGCCATCGGCGCAGCTGCCGACCAGCATTGCCGGCATCCAGCTGGTCAAGACCGTGCCCGTGCAGGCCGTCGTGCGCACCTGGGACCCGCAAGAGCAGGCCGTGACGCGCGCCGAGAACATCTACGCCGAGCTCAAGCGCGCGATGGCCGAAGCGCGCGAGCTCACCGTGGCGACCGACCTGCTCGGCGACTTCGACCGCATGCTGCTGCGGTCGCTACGCACCGAGCGCAACGGCAAGAGCGGCAACGGCCTGCGGCTCGAGCTCGAGCTGCAGCAGGTGCTGTACGCCGAGCTTTTGCGGCGCGACGTGACGCACCTGCTGCCTCGGCCCAAAAAGCCCGCCCATTCGCGCTCGCAGCCCACGAAAGATGAGGGCAAGCCGACGACGGAGGAGGTCGATCCGGCGACCAAGCGATCGCTTGCTCATAACTGGTTTGGAGCGTCGCCATGAAGCTCGTGCCGACGCCGACCAACGGGCACCCGAGCACGCGTGTGCGTGTGGCGCTTTCGGGAGCGACCTACGCCATCCACTGGCTGTGGAACGAGCGGGACGGGACCTGGTCGTTTTCGATGTGGGACCCGGACGGTGAGCCGCTGGTTCAGGGCGTGCGCGTCGTGCTCAACGTCGACCTGCTTTCCTGGGCGCCGCGTGGTGACCGCAGGCCCCCCTATGGCATCGTCGCCGTCGACCCCAGCGAGAGGCTTCAGGAGCCCGCGCGCGACACGCTCGGCACGCGCATCAAGGTGGTCTACCTCGAGCCGGACGAGGCGGCGCCATGACGCCGAACCCGCGCATTTTTGAGCGGCGCTGTCGCGTCACGGTGGACGGCCAGGCCATCGCGGGCAACGTCGAGGGGTCGCTGCGCGAGCAGGGTGGGCTTCGCATCGGCTTCACCATCGACAAGGACACGACGCGGGCGCCTAACTCCTGCGAGCTGAGCATCTACAACCTCGCACAGAGCACCCGCAAGCACCTGTCTGATGCGCGGTCGCTGCCGGTCGTGATCGAGGCGGGCTACGCCGAGACGGGGCTCACGGTGCTCTTTGCGGGCGAGATGCGCGAGGCGTTCAGTCGGCCCGAAGGCGACGGCACCTGGGCGACCATCCTGCGCGCGGGCGACGGGGACAAGGCGAGCCGCAAGGCACGCAAGGCGACCAGCGCGCGCCCTGGGGTGTCGTTCGATCGCCTGGTGGGCGAGGTGTTCAGCGAGCTCAAGGTGGGCGCTGGCAACCTCTGGCAAGCCATCAAGAGCGGCGCCAAGGACAAGACCAAGGGTGCGCAGGACGTGCTGTCCGAAGGTCTCGACAAGAGCGGCTACAACGGCTCGGGCTCCATCTCGAGCCAGCTTGAAAAGCTGATGCAGTCGGCCGGGCTCGAGCACTCGGTTCAGGATGGCGAGCTGCAGGTGCTCACAGCAGGCAAGGCGCTCGCGACCAGTGCCACCTTCCTCTCGCCCGCGACGGGTCTTGAGGGCTCGCCCGAGACGACGAACAAGGGGATGGTCTCGTGCCGTGTGCGCATCATCCCAGGGCTCAACCCGGGCTACCCGGTCGAGCTTGACCAGAGTACGCACGCGCTCGAGACCATTGGAAGCGGCTGGTACGCGGTCGACATCACGCCGCGGGGCACGCTCTACCGGATCGAAAAAACCCGCTACGTGGGCGACACGCACGGGGTGGACTGGAATGCGGAGCTAACCCTTCGGGAGGTGCACAGGTGACCGCCCCAAGCGCCCGCACGGCAATCGACCGCGTCCTTTGTGACAGCCGCGCGGAGCTGCACACAGCGTTCCCGGCGCGCGTGCTCGCCTACGACGCTTACACGCAGACAGTGGACGTGCGCCCGGGGCTCATGCGCGAGGTGCCCACGGATGACGTGACGGCGCCGTGGAGCTTTGAGGAGCTTCCAGACCTGCTCGCCGTCCAGCTGATGAGCCTGCGCACCGGGCGCTTCGCCATAACGTTCCCGGTAGAGGTGGGTGACTGGGTGCTGGTGCTCTGCGCCGAGCAGTCGACGATGCTCTGGCGCTCGCGCGGAGAGGCTCCCGCCCATCCAGGGCTCAACGACCCGCATGGTCTCAACGGCTGCGTGGCGATTCCTGGGTGGTTCCCTGACAGCAAGCGCCTCACGAACGTCAGCACGACGGACCTCGTCATCGGCAGCGAAGACGGCGCGACCACCCTCCGCATCAAACCGGATGGGACGGTGAGGCTTGGCGCAGAAGACGGCGATGACTTCGTGGCGCTTGCGGCGAAGGTCGACGCTGAACTGAAGAAAATCGCGCTGGCGTTCTCGACCTTTGTCGCCGGTTCGGGCGGCGCTGCGTTTCCCAAGGCGTACACGACAGCGGCCCCGGTCGGAGCCAAGAAGGTGAAGGCTGTATGAGCGACTTTCTGCTCGACCCGCTGACGCACGACCTCGCGTTCACAAACGGCAAGCTCACGGTCGTACGTGGCCCTGACGCGCGTGCGCAGCGCATCAAGGTCGCGTTCAAGCACGTTCAGGGCGAGTGGTTCCTCGATCAGAACGCCGGCACCGACCACTTCGGCAAGCTTCTCGGCAAGACCACGGACCTGAGCCGACGTGCCGAGCTTCGCCGTAGGCTGCTCGGGATTCCAGGGGTGCGTGAGGTGCAGTCGATGCGGCTGCTCATCGACCCGAGGACGCGTGCGCTCAGCGGCTCCATCGAAGTGCTCGACGTCACCGGCGAGCCCATCGCGGTATCGCTTGAGGGGATGGTCTGATGTCCGGCGTCACCACAGCGGGCTTCGTGCGTAAGACCGAAGCGGAGTGCCTCAGCGACATCATCGTGGAGGCGCGCGCGACGGTCGACCCGGAGTTCGACGACTCCCCTGACTCCGCAACGGGCCAGATCGCCGGCATCGTCGCGAGCAAGCACGCCGAGCTGTGGGAGGTCCTCGAAGCCGTCTGGGGCGCGCTCGGCGAGAGCGGCTCGGGCGCGGCGCTCGACCGCGTGGGCGCGCTGACGAACAGCTTCCGCCAGGCGGGCGAGTCCGACGCGGCCTTTCGCATCCGGCGCCGCCAAGAGCTATCGGACCAGGGCGCGACCACGGCGCCCGCCATGCGTGCCGCGCTCTCGCGCCTCCCGGAGATGGTGGCCGTGCGCGTGATCTGTAATCGCACCATGGTTACCGACGCCGCAGGCCGTCCTCCCAAGAGTGTCGAGGCGCTCACGCTCGGCACGACCGCGGAGACGCTCATCGCGCACGCCATCTGGGACAACCTCGCCGCAGGCATCGAGACGCACGGCACGACGACCAGCGCGGTCACTGACAGCGAGGGTCACACGCAGGTCATCAAGTACAGCGTCGCGACGGCGGCGCATTGGTGGGTGCGCCTGAGCGCGGAGGTCGACGAGGGCAGCTACGCCGGGGACGCCGCGCTGCGGCAGCGGATCGTGGACTTCAGCAGTGGCGCGCTGACGCTGCAGATGAGTGACGGCAGCTACATCGCGTCCGGCGTCGACCTTGGCTCCATCCTGTACCGCAGCCGACTCGCGGCGGCGGCGCTCACCGTGGCGGGCGTCACGGCCGTCACGCAGGTGCAGTTCTCGGAGGACGGGACCACGTGGGTCGATGCCGACAAGCCGCTCGGGCCGCGGCAGTTTCTCTCGGCAAAGGACGTTGACGTGCTTCCTGTGGCGCGCGGCTTCGACCCGGAGCGCGTCATGCTGGTGCGCAAGTGAGCCGGCTCGTCGTCACACGCCGCGATGGCGAGGCCGTGCTGATCGGCGACGAGGTGATCGTGACGGTCGTCGAGGTGCACGGCCAAGCGGTGCGGCTGTTGATCGAGGCGCCGCGTGAGATGCCGGTGGTGCGCAGCGAGCTGACCGGAGACAAGCCGTGACGGTCGCATGGATCGATGCGCCTGGGTCCGTACTCGCTAGCAAGGAAGACGCGATCGACTTCAGCGTGACGGCAGATCCGGCGCCCCCGGTCCAGTCGGTGGTGAGCGTTCTGCAGCCTCTAAACTATGCGGCGAACATTGTGGCAGCCTATGCGCTCAACGAGCCCGCTGCACCGTGCAATCTCGATCGTTCCGGCAACGGCCGCCATTTCACCGGCAGTCGCCTTGCCTCAGACCTCGCCAATGCACCCGACTTGATCCCAGACAAGGCCTGCGTCTGGGCGCCAGGTCCCTACGCCTTGGCGCCGAAGCAGGCACGCCAGGAGGGCGCGCACTGGGCACTCTATGGTGAGCTCACGGTGGCACATCGCGTTTGGGTGTCAGCACCTGAAGAGCTCACCGAACGATGCTTCGGCCAGCTTCAGGGCACACCACCGGGAACTGCGAATGTCGCCTGTCAGTGGGGAACTCTCTACAAGGCGGCGACGCCATCGCTGCTCTATTACTACGCAGAGACTGCCGCTAAGGCTTCCATCCTCTTCGTCAGCACGCTGCAGTGCCTCGTCAACACCTGGCAGTTCATAACCGTACGCCGGCGTGCTGACAACAGCGTACGGCTCGGTCTCAACACCGTATATGAAGACTCAGGCCCGCTGCCGGCTCCCGGCGCCGTGGTCGCGGACCCCAGATATTTCGTGGTGGGAGCGCATCAAGACGACACCGCGCTGATATGTGGAGGCATGGCGGACCTCATCATTTGGAACCGCTTCCTAACCGATGCCGAGCTAATCCCACAGCATGAAGCCTCCATGCGGGGGGTGCTCTGATGCCCGTAGCCGTTCCTTTCGTCAGCGTGAGCTTCGATGGCAAGCCCGAGGAGATCGCCTATCGCGACGGGTCCTTCGTCGCTCCCTATCTCGACTCGACGCGCGTTGGTGACACCTTCTCCCTGAAGCGATTGGGTGGCTGGCCCAGCGCGCCGACGGTGCGCGTCGAAGACGTGGCCGCATCCTTCCTGCTGCCCGCATACGTCCCGCCTCTGAGCACGGACACACCGCCCGGCCTCGTCTACCAGCCGGACCACGCGGGCGAAGCTGCCGGCCGCCTCATCGCGCAGTTCGACGATTCGGCGAAGCTGCATGCGCTCGTGCGCGCGCTGGTCCAGCCGCTTCAGGCGCTCGAGCAGGACGCCTTCGAGGTGCTCGGCTGCTTCGACGTCGAGAGCGCGTACGGCGCGCAGCTCGACATCGTGGGCGGCTTCGTGGGCGTGCTGCGTGAGAGCAAGACGGACATTGCGTACCGCGCCTACATCAAGGCCAAGATCCTCGCCAACGCCAGCGACGGCACGACCGAGACGTTGCTCAGGATTTCTCGTCTGCTGCTCGGCGAGGACCTCTTGAGCCTGACGTACGTGCCGGGTTGGGTCGAAAACCACCCGGCGCACTTTGACCTGTGGGTGGCCGCTTCCGCGCTGCGCCTTCCATGGGATGAGCTCGCGACGATGTCTTCAGAAGGGGTTGCCGTCGCGCTTGCGGACGCGCTCTTTTTGGCGACGTCGGCGGGCGTGTCCTTCACGCTGTTCTATCAGTACACTGCGGATGCAGACACCTTTGTCTTCTCGAGCGTGGGGGACGAAGAAGAAGACAGCGTGTTGCAGGGGCTCGGCGATGACGACGACGAGGGCGTAGGTGGCGCGCTGATCGGCGCAGAGGAGCGGTTCTAGTATGGCCAAGCCGACGACGGTCATTACATGGGCGACGGATGCGGGCGCGACCAGTGACCCTGGTCCGACGCGTCGCGCCTCAGGCTTCATCGCGGGCAAGAAGTTGCCGGCCAAGTGGCTCAACTGGTTGTTCAGTCAAAATGCCCAGTGGCTGACGTACTTGCGCGATCTGCACACCGAGCCTGAGTTTCTGAGCAAGGCCTATAGCTGGTCCGGGATGCACCGCTTTGTATCGGCTTACATCACGAACAACTTCGGCGTGAACGGCGAAATGTTGTACGTCAACGACGCAGGCGGAATCGCGCCACGCGAGCGCACGGTCCAGGTGTCGCTTGCGTCAGGGCTTGCATGCGCCGCAACGCCAGGCGCGCATCTGGCCAGCACCGGCAACAATTATTGGTCATGGGACACACTACAGACGGTCGCGTTTCCGCTCTCGCTTCCAAGCGGCAGCGAGCTGACAGGTTTTTCTTGCACCTATACCAACAACTCTCAGGCGACGACCCACGTAACGTGCAATCTGTACGTTTTCGCGCCGAACGAGGGGGAGCCGTTCATCTTCGGCGGCGGCGGCAATCCCGACCCTGCCCCTGGCGAAACCGTCAAGTACGAGAATGCCGCCGTCAACATCGGAATCGGCAACGCAATGAATGATGTGCAGATCCGGTTTACTGCCAATGGCGGACGGCTGGACGTTGTGGAGTTCTCATACCTCGATCCCGGCCCGCGCAACTACTGACTCTGACTGGAGACGGCAATGGCGGAAGTGTCAGGCACCATCGGCACCAAGCGCGACCTCCGAGTGAGGCTCGGCACGACCTTGCGTCCGCAGGTACTGACGTTGCGCTTGGCAAGCGGCCAAGTGATCGACCCGGCAGACACCGAGCTGGTGGCGTCCATCTTCTTGCGTGAAGCCGACACGACGCCGCTCTCGACGCCGACGTTCGACGTGGAAGAGCTCGCTCCGACGGAGACCGGCGAGCCGCGCTACCGCATCACGCTGAGCAAAGAGAAGATCAGCGAGCTCGTCGCATTGCCCATGCCTGCCACCCCTGGTGGGCCGCGCGCAACGACCTCTCCTGGTGTGCGCAACTTCTACTGGACGTGTGCGTTCGAGGACTCGGGCGGCGCGCGCCTGTCGCTCTACTACGGGAAGCTTGCCATCTACCTGGGAGCCGCCGGTGGCTGAGACCCAAACGCCGACCACCGACGAGATCTCCCTTGCGTCGATCGCGATCAAGCACGACGTGTTGCTTGCCGAGCTTACAGGCGCCGACGTGCTGTCGACGGTGGTCGCCGCGATTCAGGGGCTGCGCGGTCCCCCTGGCGAGTCGGGTGCTTTTGTCGACGTGGAGCTCGCTGATGGCTCGACGGTCCGCATCCCGCTGCTGCCCATTCTCGCCGTTGCAGACGGTGCCATCGAGCCCGACCTGGGCGCAGACCTGCGCGGCATCGTGTGGTCGCCGGTCATGGGTTCGGTGGCGCTCTGGGATGGCG